CTTACCGTGCTGACGAAGACGAAGGTACTATCGGTAAATTCTTCGGTGAGTTGATCAAAGCTATGAAAGGTATTGGTTGGTATGACGAAAGTGACATGATGACTGACTACTTCCACATTGCTTATTACCTAGATATTAATGTTGGTAAGTGGAACAAGCCTTACCAAGTTGTATAAATAGATGTGAAAAGCATCTATGGAGATTAGAGTTGAAGAATTTTAGAAATTTTATGGCGGACACCCAAGTGTTAGACGAGGAGTATATCGAAGCCCACTTTGATATTCTTCTCGAAAAGCTTATTACGTTTGGTGGTAGAGCCTATCCTAAGTTTGGTAACGTTGTTATTATGGCGGGTGGAGCGGGATCAGGTAAGGGGTTTGTCAAAGACAATCTCGTAGGACTTGAAGGCAAAGTCTTTGATGTTGATGCACTGAAACTAGCCGCTTCTAAAGCACCTAAGATCATTGCTAAGATTAAAGCTGAGACAGGCGATGACTTGTCTAAGATCGGAGCTAATCTAAAGAGTGCTAAGAACGTGGGTAAGCTTCACTCTATCATTGGAGACACGTTGAAACTTCCTGATAAGAAGCAAGCGGCGTTTTTTAAGTCTGTATTCTCCTCTGCACCTGAGCGCAAGCCCAACATCATATTTGATGTGACACTAAAAGATCTACAGAAGTTGGATAACATCACACGTCAAGTATCTGCGTTGGGCTATGATAAAAAAAGTATCCACATCGTATGGGTTGTTAATGATATCGAAGTTGCTAAGTCACAGAACAAGAAGAGAGACCGTGTAGTTCCTACTGATATTCTAATCAACACACACCGTGGCGCATCCTCTACTATGAACGACATCGTGAGTATGGGCACTCGTCTAAAAAAATATATGGACGGAGACATCGTGTTTGCATTCAATAAGGTTGGTGTAGACAGCGAACTCATGAAGTCTGGTAAGAGTGGTAGTAAGGTTGGTATGAAGGGTGACACCAAGGGTGGTCAGTACCTAAAGAATGCCGAATACTTCTATGTCAAACGTAAAGGGGCTAAACCCATCCCTGTAGCCAAGTTGGATAAAGAGATCCGTATGAAGATCTCACAATATGTACCAAAGGGAGTGGAATGGTAATATGCTAACATTTAAAGAACATCTACAAGAAGCATCTTCATGCGACTTGATTGGTATGAAACAGATCAAAGCATTCGAAAAGGTTGTCGATCAACTGTTTAAGAAGTATAACATCGACTTTAACTTTACACGTCACTTTGGTGATCGTATGAGTGATGAGCGTAACACACCTTGTATTACTCTTAAAGAGTTAGCAGAGTTCATCAAGAAGGTTTATGCAAAGCAAGGTAAGTCTCTAAAGGGCGTTGCAGGTGCTGAAGCTGTTCTTAAAGACATTCAAAAAGATCTGAATATCCCTGTTGCAGTGACATATGACAGACGTAATGATGAGTTTGATGTTGTTATGAAAACGATTATGCGCAAAAAGAATTTTAAAAGCCCAGATAAGTTTATTAAGTATTGACAAGATAGTGCCATAGTGCTAATATGATTGAGTAATAAGAGAGTATATAATATGAATAAAAAAGTGATTCTAACTGACTGTGATGGCGTTCTGCTTGATTGGGTCAACAAATATTGCCAATGGATGCTACGTCAGGGTTACGTCATGGAGATGTATCCAGACGTTGTTTATGAGATGGAAAAGGTCTTCGGTATTCCTAAAGCGGAGTGTAAGAAGACTATACGAATGTTCAACGAAAGTGCTGATATTCAGTACATGCCGCCACTACGTGATGCTATTAAATATGTTAAGAAGCTTCACGAAGATCACGGCTTTGTCTTTCGTGCCATTACTAGTTTGAGCTTAAGCGTTAGTGCTAAGAAAGCACGTGTCGCTAACCTAGAAGCCTTGTTTGGTGCCACTGTCTTTGAAGATGTTGTGTGCCTAGATACAGGTGCTGATAAAGATGAGGCTCTTGAACAGTATCGTGATAGCGGTATGGTTTGGATTGAAGACAAACCTGAGAACGTTGAGCTTGGTAAAAAGCTTGGTCTTGATTGTATCATGGTTGATCACGGCTTTAACCGTGGCACTGTTGAGGATGTCTTTGTCGCCAAGACTTGGAGAGAGATCTATGAGTACCTCACTTAAGTACACTAAGCTATACTACACATATCTAAAGGAACTAGGTATCTCGCAAGAGGTGCCTATTTCTGCATTTCCAGAGAGCCAATTCGAAACCTTTGAGGCAAAGCGTGGTAATCTCAGTGCAACCTTTCAAAAATTTATTACGGTGTATGAGAGTAAAGACCAATACCTCTATATTTCTATGTACGACAACGTAATGAATAAAGAAGATCCTGAGTATGTTAAGGAGCATATGAAGAAGGTTATGGAAACTATTCGTTATGATAACAAAAGTCGTATGGTAGAGATAGGATGGAAATGGAAAAGCCCATATCATCAAACAGAATTGCCTAAGACTGATAAGACAAGGCTGTTATTCGAGGCGTTTAAACACCTTCGTGGTCTGGCTGTGAAAGGCGAGTGGTGTGGTGTTAAGGGTATAGACGGAGATACCGTTGTTGTATACCCTAGAGCATGTAAGGATTGGCTAACGTACACGACTTCATCAATGGAGATTGGCACAAAACAGAGGCATTCCATGGCTAAGAGATTTGGCTTCGGAGAAGTGTCATTTGAGGGTACGCAGTTTGCTACATATAATAAAGGTAAACTAATTCCATGGAGAGACTAAATGACGGATGATATATTTGACTTTGGCTTTACTGCCGTTACTGAGGACGAGCTAGAGTATTCTCAGAAGGCTGTAGCTAAGGCTGTAGAAGCCGCTAACGAAGCAGAGACCGTACAAGAACGATTGGATAGTCTGTATAACGCAGTCATTCCACTCTTAAACAATCTAAAGAAGAACCCTGAGAAGGATTATATCCTTTGGCCTAATCGCCTAGATAAGGTAGAGCAGTTCGAGAATGTGATCACAAAAATTTATAAAGGATAAGTAATATGGATGAAGATCATTATCATTCTGACATCAAATTCTTACCGCCGCCGAATCCTCACGATATCGTGGCCTTAGATGCTATTAGAGCGCAGGGTAACATATGCCCAACGGCTAATATAGATCCAGAAAAAGAAAGCATCTTTGCTGTCTATGACGTTTCTGATGAGTTGCTTGAGCAATATCAATCACACTTCCCATATAAAGTTGCTGTTAGGTGGCAGATAGTTACTGCGGATCTACCTATTCATTATGATTGGGGAACGAGTTCAGACAAGTATCTTTATTTGATTGATACAGGTGGTGACGATGTTAAGACTGAATTCTATAGCGAATTGGATGATGACCCTATAGAGGGTGGTAGTCTAGACATCGAAGGACGTACTTTGATTAAGACGATCCAAGAAGTTCCCAACTCATGGTTTAGGATTAATGTAAAAACTCCTCATAGGGTTGTGGGTATTACTAGACCTAGAATAGCTTTAATCATTAGACCTAGTGTATTGGCATTTCATGAGCGTAAAGGACCACTCTGTCCGTGAAAAAACCTTTTTTTATCTGCCCACCAAGAACTAGAAGTACCATATTATACGAATCGCTAAAACCCTTTGTCATGAAGCACACTAAGCTTTTGCCTTTGGTTGGTCATAGCGAACCCTTTCTGCACACCCTACAGAACAAGACAATGACAGACCATAAGACAGGTGAAAAGCATTTGATGGAGATGCATCCTATAATGACTGATAAGTCTATGGACATTCATTATATCTACCCACACGTCTATAAGGATAATAAGACAAGCGTGTTGAGTAAGCTGAAGTTACTTGCTCAAGCACGACAGAGTGGTAATGAGTATTATATTAAAGGGACGTATAACATAGCAGATGCTATAGACGAAACGCTACACTTCTTTCGAGACTATGATATAATACTCACACTTCGAAATGATGTAACAGAACTCGTTTGCAGTACGCTATTTGCAACTCAGATTAAAATGTTTCACATGACAGTGGGTCACGAAGAGTTGTATAAAAATAAATCTGCACAACCAGTGACGATCAATAAAGAAACATTAAATCAGATTAAGCCATTCATGGATAAGGTAGGAACCCTCTATAACCTTCGTAACACTGTTAAGGATATCACAGTTGTTTATTACGAAGACCTAGACGATCAATGTAAAATCGATGAGTGTATTTCTAATATTGCTGGTAGTGATGAGTGGAAATTGGATGTGCCATCAAGTACACCTATAAAGCTTGATAATGACTACAGTTCTCTAATAACCAACTACGATCAGGTAAGAGAACGTATCACATCATTAACTGATGGTAGGTTTGAGTAGAGCCGCAACTATGTGGTATCTACTTTCTCCACTTGCATTAAACGCTGTATGATGCTTTGTGGTATCTGTCCACCACCACACGTCTTGATCTAAATGCATTACTTCATTATCAATTACCATAGAACAACCCTCTTGAGTTTTAAATGGGTAATGTAAACGAGGGCTATCATCAAGATGCCATGTCATAACTCTTCCAGGGGCTAGGTTCATTATACGAACACGACCCACCTCATACTGAGAAGAGATGTCTCTGTACAATCTTTCAAATGTAGTTCCAGAAAATACTGAACAGAACTCCGTAAAGTCTGATTCTGTTAGGGGGTTATCCCAAACATCTACACTAATAAGTTCGTTCTTATCATTTCGTTTAGCGGTACTCCAATCATAATATAGAGATCCGCAACCTAAGAGATAATCATCAGGCTTATCCACAGTAGTGTTTAAACAAATTTGATTTGATTTGAACTTTAAATCTAGTTCGATTAGTTCTGATAACAAATTAGGATATGAGTCTAAGTTAAGCCTTTTAAAGCTACTCATTAATCTCAGTCCACCCATAAGTGACTAAGCTGGCCTGTATACCTTCGAGGTGACTCGATACTGAAGCCATATATGCAGTATAAGATGCTTCTTCATCCCAAGTCTTAGTGATGATTAACTCAGTACCCTCTTCATTCATACTGACAATCTCAGATAATACATGAGCATCCGCCGCCGTTTTAGACTCGATAAATTCATCGCTCACCATAATAGTCGATTTGAGATCTTCAAAAGCTAGTTCTACGGTGTCCCAAGTGGTGTCCTCTTTAGTAAATTTAGTTACTTCGGTGAAAGGCATATTTCTATCCTCCTATAAGTTGATAGTTGTGTGTGGTTTTTTTATAGCAACATGTTGCATACTACTACCCGCTGTGTTATATAGACCATCCAGAACTTGGAAGTGGTCTTTACTATCTATAACAGTATTAAACTTACGTACTGCACGTATAACCGCACTTCGACTACTCTCTATAGAAAAGAATGGTATCCGACCATCTGTGAAGTTTAGCTGTTGTTTTATCATTTGCATAGAGTGTTCGGCATTGTTTAATCCAAGTCTTCTATATTCGGGGAACACAAAGTACCTATCAAAGACTCGTACATATGTGTCACCAAACCTACGAACTCCACAAAAGGCTACTGTATCATGCCCATCATACAATACAAAGAATGCTGTCCAAGATTTCCAACCCTTTTCAAACTCTGCTAAAGTGTAGTTCTTGCTATTCTTATCTTCAGTTAGACTTCCCTGAGTAAAGATGTGCTTGGCTATTGTCTTATCTGTGATTAGTTTAGATTCCACGTGACCAAGCCTTCCAAAACATATCATTTTTTTTATATGCTCTGTCCCATTCCTTTAGGTCAGTGACATCAACTACTGTAAAGATTAAAGCGTACCTATCAATCTCTGAGTAGTTGAAGACCGCATGCTCTATCTTGTCCTCTTCAAACGTATAGAAATGACCAGTTGCTGGGAATTCATATAACTTTTCACCATCAGCATCTCGAAAGGCATTCTTCACATCTGGATGTGTGACGATAGGACATATAACTCGAATGTTCTTAGAGGCAGTCTCATCTCTGTGATAAGGCATTGTACCACCAGACGGAAGTCTTACGATTCGTGCTCTACAGATATTACCCTTGGGTCTTTGGCTTCCATCAAATGCCCACATAGAATTCAGATCCATTAGGAGCTTCCTTACATCAGGATCTTTTGATGGTATAACAAAGTTTTCTTCGTTTGTTTCAACTTGAAATTTATCCTTGTTAGTCTTGAGAAACTCCACAGTATCTTTATTACCCAACTTATGCTCTACGCTTGTTAAGTATCTAATATACTTTGTACCGTCTCTGTTAGGCTCTCTGTCATAATCACACTCTTGAAGATTAAAAAACTGAACCGCACACTCTCTATTCTTATAGATGTTTAGATAGCTATCAGTGTTGGAAAACGGACACACGAACTCATCACTATTAGCGTCTATTATCTTTTTAATGATATTGGTATCTATCTTTAGATGCCATGTTCGTTCAAAGTGTTTCATGTCTCTTTATGTGCCTTATCGTAATACTCGAAGAATGGGGCGACTTTATAATCATCTGTTAAGATACCACGTCTAGTGGAACCTGAGTCTGGTATGCCATCATCATCCACAGTCCAATCAGTGATCTTTCCTAACATAATACCAGCCCTAGTAGGAAACTTATATGTGAGAGATCGTTTCTCTAGGTGACCATCTATAGTATCTATGAAGTTAATATCATCCCCATGCAAGTCAGTAACAATATCTTTGAGTTCGTGTATAGAGAAGGTGTGACTATCCTTATAAAAACCCATCTTACCTATAGACTTTAGTCGGATCATCACAGGAAACTTGGTAGGACTAAACTTAACATTATGCTTTAAAGCCATATCAACAATATAGTCAATCAATGGTTTTACGATGTGTACGTTACTTGGATCTAGGATTACGTTGATATGGGGTAACATTTTTACTTTAAATATGTTTTCAAGGGCAATCATCTTTGACTTGGCATACTTGCCATTATCAAAGTCCATATATACATCATTATCTAGTCCACCATTCATAGAGATGCCTAGAAGGTTTAAACCAGAATTCTTTAACTCTTGGGCATAAGGTTCACGGCGTAGCTTTAGTCCATTGGTAAGTAATGATGGACGGTGCCCACTACGTCTTACTATACCAATCAATTTAACTAGGTTGGGGTTCATTGTAGGTTCGGCACCAATAAACCTAATGTCAGTTCTGTTGGGCAACTTTGAAATTGCGTCTTCAAATTTAATAAGGTCTACGTCTGGTATACTATCATTATTCAGCATCGTACCCAAATAGCAGTTGGAGCATGTCTGTTGACACTTATACGTGGTCTGTATAGAAAGAGTCTTAAACTCGTTCATTGAAGGATCTAGTTCATAGTACATACGTATTCCATTTCATTACAGAGTATATAGACAATTAATATATCCTTTCCCTGTGTTCGAAGCTGTTCCTTTATTATACATAGATTCTCTGATTCTGTCAACCCATAAAATATATGCATATTAGCTATATTAGCTGTTGACGATATCATTCGAATCACCTATAAAGAATGTATAGAAACAAAGAAAGAGACATCCAATGACAAACGTATTTGACACTATGATGAAGTTCGAAGAGACACAGATCCCTAACTTCTTTAAGTCTACCAATGCCACAAAAAACTGCTTTGTAGAGCATGTCCCATGTGTCGGTTGGGTGGGTTCTTTTGAAGATGCCGTTACTTTAGAAGGTGACGAAGAAGTATTCCTTTGCCCAACAGATGCCGTAAAGTGGTTAGAAACTCAGGTTCCTTTTAAAATAGTGGGTTGACACCCCCGAATCAATTTGCTATAGACTATGTATACCAAACAGAAAGTGAAAATCAAATGATCAACATTTATCAAATTCAACTGACCAACGAGCAATACGCCGCCGTTAATGCTAACGAAAAGGTTGCCGCTTTTGAAGTTAAGCGCCAAGCCAGTATGGGAAAATTTGACACTTCTAATTTTGAATTCTACACACTAGCTTGTACTGTATATACTAGTGATCTTGAAAAAGCTTTTGAATGGACTAACCTTTGGAATAATCAACCCGCTGTTGATGTCATCGGTGACCGTACTCATAGTAGTTCTGTTGGCGATATCTTCGAACTCAATGGTGAGTGGTTTATCTGCGCCATGATGGGGTTTGAGAAAATAGAAATAAACTTTGAAAAGGAAGCGGCATAATGGATATTCTTGATACACAAATGGTCATCGACAAGTTGGAAGATATCCTTGACATATCTAAACCAGATTTCAAATCGATCAGAGAGCTTATCGAATTCAAGAGGGAACTTGACGCTAACATGGTTGTCATGGAAGCCGAGGTTGAACGTGAATATCAAACTTGGTTAGATGGGGCTGATCAAAGATCTTGACACCCACACCCCAATCTGGTATAATAATATAACAATGGAGAATACAATGATTAAAGTTGCACAGAACAAAGCTGAACGTTTGATGATGATCAAGGAGATCGCAGAACGTAATACGCTAAAGCGTAATAATCGCATGAATACGCTAAAGCGTAAATCTAAACAGTCTTTGGAAGATGTCAAAGGCATTAATCATTCTAAGAGATCAGGAGAGATCCGTGAGCCTGTCCAAGGCGAGAACGTCAATTACTGGACGGATTCATCTAAGTATGCCGAAGAGTATTATGGCGAAGCTTATCGTGCCACTACAGGTCTTGATAACGATTGGGGTGATTACTAAGAATGATTACCATTGAGGAAGACGAGCATTTCAACGAAACGTTAGTCACTATACTCGACACAACCGAGACCTATGAGGATGTTCAACTGATCGTTGATGCTCAGGGGGATGTCTTTCTTAGGCAGTGGGATGAGCAAAACAATAACTTCATGGCTATTGGGTTTACATCCGACATGTATCGTAAACTAATGCAAGCGTGGGACTTACCCCATGGAATATATCACTTCAGAAAAGACGTTGAAATAGACACCTAAATAGTTATTTACAGAGGGAGTATGCTATTGCAGTTTTACATTGATCAGGATGTCTTAGGGTTTCTCTTTGGAGTAGCTAGTGCATGGTGTGGGTGGATGATCCACAAACATTGGTGGGCAGATAAACGTGACGATATAGTGAGCACCACCGTTGAGTATCTATGTGACGAGGGATTTGTTAAACACCACTGGGATGCTAACGACGAGTTAGTTCTACATCCTTGGAACCAACAGAAGGTATCTAAAAAAGATGTCGAATAGGGGTTGACAACAGTTTTGTGCTAGGTTAATGTATTATGTAACCACTTGAAGGAAATTCGTTATGGCTATCAAAAAAATGAAGAAGACCAAATCATTACCAAGAGCACGTGCTCGTACAGGTATTGGTGCGGCACCTGACACAAACTTTACCCATTTCAACGACTACATCCGTATGGAAGTCGATAAGAAGGACGTTGCGTCTTTCATTAAGACTTACATCAAGCAGACATTCGACAAGGATAAACAAAGAGTTTACCTTGCCGCACCAGAGTGGGCTTTCACGCCTAAGCACTTTATTGCTTCTACTATCTTGTGGGAACAGAAGGGCAAGGCATTTCCAGACAATTGGAATGCAAAGTCCGCTTTGGACACTTTCTTTGCTTACCTTGAGGATATGGGTAATAAGTACCTGTATGCCAAGACAGAGGAAGTGGTATCTAAACCACGTAAAACACCCGCTGAGATTATCCAAGAGAAGACTTCGGACTTCATTGGGGGCATTGAAATCACTCTTGATGAATGGACAGAAAAGTCCACTCACACTGTATATGTTGATTTGATTAAAGATGCCTTTCCACAATCAACAGCGAGTGCAGTGGTTTCTTTCTACACACCATTACGTAATGAACTGACTGAGCTAATCAGCAAGAAAACTCCCGATCTTGTTGAGGCATACTCTAGTCAACCACTGAGTGTATGGAAGAAGTATCTCGCATTCGTTCAGAGTATCATTGATGATGCTGATAAGTATGTGGCGGCTAAGAAAGCTACACGCACACCACGTAAACCACGTGTTAAGAGTGCGGACAAGCAAGTCGTTAAGATACAGATTTGTTCTGAAAACAAAGAGTATAAACTCAAATCAATCCACCCCATGTCAATCGTGGGTGCGATGAGATTGTATTGCTTTAACATCAAGACAAAGAAACTGATCGAATACGTAAGCCATAAGGCGACAGGGTTTGAAGTTAAAGGAACATCACTTAAGGGTTGGGATGCAGATCTATCAAGGCAGATCACACTCCGTAAACCAAATGATGTTCTCCCTGTTGCCTTAAGCAAAACGCCAAATCAAATTGGTAAGGCGTGGAGTGCACTAACTACCAATACTACCGCTCCAAACGGAAGACTAAATAGGGATACAATCATCTTAAGGGCAATGAGTAAATGAGTGAAACAGAGTTTCTAAATAAGAGCAAGTTCTCAAGCATGGTTGAAGCATCCGCATATGACAAGAACCTATCCTATATGGATGCGGTCATCGATGTTTGTGAAGATACAAACATCGAACCAGAGGATGTGAAGAAGTTTCTTAACAACGTTATCGTTGAGAAGTTAGAGGGGGAAGCTATGAAGTTGAACTATCTCCCTAGACAAAATGTACTATTGTTCGATGATTGATGGTTGACACCACATCGAATCTATAGTATAATAATTCAGTACACAATCATAATTCAGCAAATACGAGGAACATATAAATGTCTTTTGCAAATCTAAAAACTAAACGCAATCAAATCGGTGATCTACTAGCGGCGGCAGATGCCGCAGGTGGTGGTGCTACTGGTAAGAAGAGCTATGGCGATGACCGCCTATGGAAACCAACGGTGGATAAGATGGGTAACGGTTATGCCGTTCTGCGCTTCCTACCTGCGGCAGAAGGACAAGCCCTACCATGGGTTCGTTACTTTGATCACGGCTTTCAAGGCCCAGGTGGTTGGTATATTGAGAAGTCTTTGACTACTCTTAACGAACAGGATCCTGTATCCGAATACAACTCAACACTATGGAACAACGGTACTGAAGAGGGTAAGACACTTGCTCGTAAACAGAAACGCCGTTTGCACTATGTTGTTAATGCATTGATCGTATCAGATCCTGCGAACCCTGCCAACGAAGGTAAGGTAATGTTGTATCAGTTCGGTAAGAAGATCTATGATAAGATCATTGATTCCATGCAACCAGAATTTGCAGACGAGAAGCCTGTAGATCCATTTAACTTCTGGGAAGGTGCAGACTTCAAACTGAAGATCCGCCAAGTCGAAGGCTATCGCAACTATGATAAGTCCGAGTTCTCTCCTCAGAGTGCATTGTCAAGCAACGATGCTGAGTTGGAAGTCATCTATAACAAGATGCACGATTTGAACGAGTTCAACGATCCAAAGAACTTTAAGTCATATGCAGAGTTGAAAGCTCGTTTTGAGAAGGTTACTGGTCAATCGACTATGACCACACAGGCAACCGAAGACCTTTCACGTACAGCACCAGCACCATCGTATGCTGGCGCTCCACCTGCACGAGAGTTTGCGCCTGTCACGGCAGAGGCAATGGAAAGTTCTACTGCTGGCGAAGAAGACACACTATCATACTTCTCTCGTCTAACCGCAGAAGATTAACATCGGCAAAAGGCAGGGGGGAACCCCTGCCTTTACACTTGCACGTCCTTAACCATCCTAACACATTTGGTTATATGTGTAGCATCAGCATCTGGTCTGGTAAGATCTAATATCTTATTCTGTAGAGTCTTTGCTCTCATACAATCATTCAAAGTAGGGAATGTTATGTTAGGTGCCTGTACAGAAAACTGACCGCCAAACATCAATAGTGTTATCATTACATACATTTCATTTCCTCTAGAACACTGTCATACGCCTACGTAGTAACATTTGCTCTTCTCTATAAGCTTCAGCACCAGCATCTGAAGGTAATCTAATTTGATTATTAACTGTACTGGAGTTATTCGTACCACCGCTTGGGGCTGAGAATACAACAGTGTTACCATTACCATCTTGTGGCAATGGGTCTGGCACTTCGGTTAGGAGTGCTCTTTGTGCTCTCAGTTCTTCCCTTAGCCTTTCAGCATTGTCTTCCTTTTGTTGAACGTCTGCCCTAAGATCATCTAGTGTTTCATCACTAACAATCCAATCACCTGTATATTCCTTAATAGCCTCAATAGCCATGACCTTTAGTTTAGGTCCGATCATCGACATCCATAACCCTAGATCGACAAAGGCTTCTTGCATCTTAGCAACAGCATTGTCCCATTTGTTCTTAATCCAACCAGTGATGCTAAAATCATCGTCCTCGAACTCAAAACCAAACTTAGACGCAACCCAATTGAATGCATCGTTACCATATTTCGTTATCAAAGTAACTGGATTTAGAGTAAAGCCTTCTGGCAGTTCAAATCCAAATATACCACTAAGCCATTTTATAGCGGCGGTTGCAGGTCCCACAGCAATCTGACCAATGATCTGTCCTACAGACATACCCTTCTCAAAACCTAGAAGAGCTAGGGCGTCACTAAACATAGATTTCATAACACCACTCATACCACCACCTTCTCCTTCATCAGAGAATATAGTAAACTTACCTTTGATCCAATCGACAACAGCCATAATAGCATTGAATGGTGCCTTAACAAACTTACCAATCAGTTCAGCGAATGAAAAGTCTTTAGCGGCCTGTAGTATCTTACCACTTACAGTCGATGTGTTATAATTACCGTCCGCATCAACTTCTGCGCCTGTAACTTTACGGATAATCCAAAGTATACCATTCTTAATCATATCAAACGGAATACCAATAAAGGATCCTACCATTCCAGCAAGACCATCACCAAATTTACCAAAGATTGTGGCTTCTTCAGAAGCCTGATATGCTTTCATACCATCAAATGCAGATATTAGAATACCAATAGGCCATAGTATCTTTCCCATTAACCTTAAAAAGCCAGCACCTTTACCAAGGAACGTCTTAACAAAGTTAACAACCTTTGCTCCTGCTCCTGCGAGCCAACTGCCAATAGCAGTCGATAACCGAGTTATAGGTCTAAAGATGCTGTTTATTCTCAAACCAAGTCTAGACATAATACTTTTTGGTTTGAACTTACCATCAGCACCCTGTGCAGTCATAGGTTTACCATCAACACCAAGACCAAAGATCTTATAATACTTCTGTTGTAAAGTAGAGAACCACGCTTTTATAGCATTAGACAACTGTGTAGTTAGTGGTGTGGCAAGAGTTCTCTTACCCCCAACAGCTTTACCCAACTTGGGATCAAGACCCAACTGTCTGAAGAACGTAGCTCTCAAATTGATGAACTTCTGATTCAATAGTTTAGTGAACCCACCGAAATTATTCAGAGACTTAATAGCCTTGAGTTCCCATCCTCTGAAACCTACTAGAGCCGCACCTAATGCGCCGAAGCCAGCAAGGAATGCTGTCAAAGGTCCAACTAGCTTACCCAAGAACAAGAAACCGCCTGTAGCGGTGTCTTTCTTAGGCCGCTTGGAACGCTCTTGCTTCGCTTCAAGAGGCTTGGCTTTCTTGCGCTCTCTAGCTTCTTCTAGAGCATCAAGACGTGCACGTTCCATAGCCTTGAACCATGTGTCAAAGCTTCTAGCCAGCAAAGCATCTTTTGCTTGACCTTTCTGTAGGGTTTTGACTACATCATTGAGAGTGGTTTCAGCCATTTTTCTGTCGCTTCCGTTCTTCTTCTTGTTCTTTTATGTATTCCGAAAGCATACTAATATACACTTCCTTTTCCCATGGTATCAATCCGTCTATCTCATCTAAACTATACTGGTGATGTTGCATCAGTGCGAAGTTGTTCCTATAGTAATTAAGTATACTATTATGGGATAGACATATTAAAAAAAATCTTGCATACCCTCTAAGGTAAACTCGTTCTTGTGACCACATTCAACACAGTTGAAATCGATGTCATGTTTCAGTGTGGGCATAGCTTCGATAAAAGTTTTGATAGATCCAAAGTTTTCACTCGTCATAGAGTTGACAAAGTCATCTTTTTCCTTTGCGCTTTCCTCATCAAACTTGATACGCTCATCATCAGTGCATACATGACTAATGCAATGTTTAATCATAGAGAAGGTAGCCTCTGCACCACCACTAATAACAGTCTTGTCGTTTGCAATAGTCTTATAACGAGGCCACTGTAGATCGATGCTAATACCACTTCCCAAATCTACCTTTGCAGTTTGACTATTCATATCACCCTTAACGCCAACATCATCCATTGGAACAGTTACAGGGTTTTGAGCCTCACACTTTGTACATGACAATTCAATCTTAGCACTTTCGCCCACCGATTTAGTTCTCAGCTTAGTGAATAGGTATTCAATATCAAACGTTGTTAGAGCATTTGCATCAATATCGCCTAACACACACGCCTCAAGAGTATCAACAATAGCAGATAGGATCTGCGACTGATCTTGGCTCTCCATAGCGAGTAGGAGAACCTTTTCTTCTTTGACCAAAAATGGTCTGATTCGAATTTCAATACCACTAGATGGGATTGTCAAGTCGTATTTTGGTTGATCATTTAGTTTAGGTAAAGCCATAATAACTCCATTGTTTAAGTAGACACCCAATCGTCAAACGAGAATTGGACGTTAATTTCAAGCAAACCATTTTGCTCATTGTTTAGTTGTAAAGCATTCAAGGTTGTTGGGAATGCGTTTATCAATTTGCACTTATACACTTCGACTGCTGGGGCTACGATGCCCCTCTTCGTCTTAGTTATGTCTAGGTCAAATCTTAGATTATCATTGATATCAAAACCAATGTTAGTTGTGCTAGATTTGGATGCAGTTGCTACACCCTTTCTATATTGTACAATTTCAATGTCGTGAGTGTATGTGTTCTTATATTTTAACTCTTTTGTTTCGAAATCAATTATCTGTTCTTGCCAATTTTCAAAGTATCTTTTCATGCCATAATCGTTCATAAGATGGAACGTCATAGACACGTCCTCATACCCATACCCATATGCAACCTTACGGTTAGTCATACCAATCTGACGTTCCTGTGTTAGGATCTGTCTTCCTGGTAGGTTCACATCTTTACATAGTAGGTTAATATCACGTATGTCTTCAGCGAGACCACGCCTATCAGTCTCTCTTGATATAGTTCTTGGTGCAGGAAGTACTACTCTGAATTGGTTGGCTTGTGCGAAGCCACCCTTTTTAGAGATCATTGCCTTCATTTCATCCACATTGAACATTAGATCATTTTCCTTGAGTCTCTATACACCTGAGTTGCACTTGCTTTCTTCCACTGTGCCATAGGTAAGAATATTGCAATCTCCCATTCGGCGGCTGGAACTTTAGCTAGACGTGTTTTAACATGTGATGTTAGATAGTGCTTAATTGTCGGTTTGAATGCGGCATACTTAGCAGATCCTTTAAGCAGATCGTAGGACAACATCAGTTTAGTTCTTTTGTTGTACTTATCGTTATTCGCCAGATCAAGTAAGGCTTTTAATAGTTTTTGACGCAATAGTGGTGGTAGGTAATGAAGGTTCATACCCAAGAACCCACCGGGCGCATCTCCGAGAACAAAAATTAAAGGAAATTGGTCATAATATGGTAGTGTGTCTTTGTGCTTAGGGTCATAGAAAAACATGTACATGCTTCCCACAACAGACTCTGTCCTACCAGTGGACTGCATCTGTTCGGCTTGCATAATACCTTCTCTGTTGACTCTTCGCATTGCTTGTGCACGTCTACGAAACCATGCACGGCTTTGATCAGTCCGTGGAGTAATACCTGCACGGAATGCTTCTATCTCTAATCTGTCGAATACGCTTTTGTTCATAATGTTATTTATACTACTTTTTAGTCCGCTTTTTGACCTTCAACGGTTTTAATGGTTTAAACGCAACCTTAGCCGACTTAAGTGGCTTGGTCTTTTTAGGCATAAGACCCATCTTTTCCAATGTGTGCTCAGTCCAGATCTGGAAACCCCAATCCCTATCCTTGGCGTAGCTTCGGGCAGTTGTCCATTTGTTTTGGTTCTTGATGTAAGTCAAACTCTCATTGATATACCGCTTGGTCTTCTTACCCTTATATTCTGGTGGTCTTGTCTCTTTGTCTGGTTTGATCTCAATAAGATCCACAGATCCATCCTTCCATGTGATCTTGAGATCCATGAAGTATCTATGCATGCGTTTATCAACATCATACATGTAGGGAATGACCACTTCTTCACTTGACCAATACTTAACCATAGGACTATCGTCACACCACTTAAAGCATCTTAGTTCCCAACCAGACCTATAAGTGATCTTTGTGTAGTCTCCCCTGTACTTTGTTATGTTTTTAGGTTTAAATTTTCCACTATGCGCCATGATTTGCCTTATAAATAATACCGATGCACTTCTATTTATTAAGGTTTAAACATGCCACAACAACTTAAACAGGTCTATGAATTCCCCATTGACAATAAGGGAGAATATCCTGCAATCATTTCTTTCAGACCACGAGAAATTGCACCATTGGATATATCAAAGTTTGTTAGTAATTCTGCGGATATCGCAAAGACTGTTAGAGACGTTTCGGCAGATGTCGCAGAAGGGCAAGGTGAGAACAGTGCGGCGGATGTGGCGAATAATGTAGCAAGTGCCGCATTAGAAGCGGCACTAACCCTTCAACCAAGAGAACCAAACCTAAGTATCAAACGTATGGATCAGGGAAAATTGGGCGATTGGTCGATTCAGCTTAGAATGCCATCAGCACAAAACTTCAATGATACCATTGGATATCAAAATGCAGATCTAGGTGCCATTGGCGCAGGAATAGAAGCTGGAATATCGAATGGATCTGGCATGATTGCTTCCGCCGCAAGCTCAATGGGTAATGAAGCAAAGGGCTTTATTGATGGTCTTGTTGGTACTGCTGGTGGATCTGGTGGATCGTTAGCGGCACTAAAAGTTGCAAGTAAGTTAAACACGCAGGCCGCACAGGGCATATCATCTGCTACACGTGTTGCACTAAACCCCAACAGTCGTACACTGTTTCAAAGCGTTTCTTCTAGATCCCACTCATTCACTTTCAAGCTAGTGCCTAATAGTGCAGAGGAAGTAGAGCGTATCAAAGAAATCATTAAGAAATTTAGAGTGGCAATGTATCCAGATGAGATTGGTGTTGGTCAAATTGCAGTCGGATATAAGTTTCCAGATCCTTTTGACATTACCATGAAATATAAAGGTAAAAATGTATTTACTAAAATCTTGACTTCATACCTAACGAACTGTCAGGTCACTTATAACAGTGCAGGACAAGGGTTTTATGATGATGGTGGCTTTACTGATGCTCAGATTACTCTATCGTTTACAGAGATCCGTCCTCTCAATAAACAAGACATAGCACAGATGGGGAGATAGATAGATGTTTTTTAAGAATTTTCCAGATACGATATATAAGTTTGGTTCGAATGAGCCGTTTGTCAGGTTTCAAAACTTTGGTAAAACCGCAATTCTGTCAGAAGAATCGGTGGGCAATACTACGATATATGAAAAGTATGCAATTATGCAAGGCGAAAGACCCGACACTCTATCGTACAAACTCTATGGAACAACCCAATACTATTGGACTTTCTTCCTATGCAATAATTCTTTGAAAGAAAGTGGTTGGCCTTTAGGATCTAACGAGTTATATCACACAGCTTTGGAGAACTACCCCCATAGAGTTGTTACGACAACAACTAATATGGGTACGACTAACTTTAAAAAAGGACAGATCGTTACAGGTTCTCAGTCGGGTTCTACAGGGCCTGTTGTGGAAGTAAACCTTAATCTTGGTACTATTGTTATCAAAACAAATGATAACTTCAACGTAGGCGAGACCCTTACAGTTGGCACAGGCGGTGACATTCAGACATGTATCATCACTGGTGAAGGCACACAATATGATTCAGTTCATCACTATGAGAATGCTGATTTAGAGTATGTCGATATCAATCCTCATAATCCAGACTTGGGTGGCCTCACAGCCAAGACCCATATACAAAGACTGATTGACTTCAACGACAATCTGTCTAACATTATTGTTCTTAATCCTAAAATAGTTCAAAGAGTTGCCTCACAGTTTACTTCTAAGTTAAAGGAAACTTAAATGTCTGACACAACGGCAAGTCAATATCAATATCAAAAAGCGATTATTATAAAGGGCAATCAAGAGATTGATGTGTCTGGTGTTATTGGTGAACTGATACTTGTTGAGAATATAAAAAGCATTGGGATCTCTGGTAAGGTACTTATTGTTGACAACGCCAACTTGTTTGCTAGTTCGCAGTTCACTGGTACAGAGATACTTGAGATAGAAGTAATAAACCACATCCAAGGGAAGAACATTAAGAAACGTTTTATCATGTATGAAACAGCTTCTGTCACAGTAGTGAACGACACCACTATGACATATGTATTTTCTTTAATGACTGAGCATGTATTCAGAAGCCATCTTCAAGTGATTAGTAAAGCGTATGAGGGTACACCAGAACAGATCATTAAGAGAGTGCTTGATGGTGAGTTGGGTGTGGGTTTAGACACCACTCTGATGAACATAGATCCTGTTCAGAGATCTCTGTCCATTGTTACTCCATATATAACACCAGTCGTAACCCTAAATTGGGTGTTAAACGGTTTGACAACCAATAAAGGATTTCCATACTTCTTGTTTGGATCTATCAAGAGTGATGATGTCTTTATGACAAGTCTAGAAGATATTCTAGAAGCAGAACCACTGTTCAATAGACCATTTGTTAAATCGAGTGCTATTGCGGCAAGTGCCGATCCTAATAAAAACCTATTCACAGTAGAAGAGATTACATATAGTAGTAGGAATGATACTTTAGTCAATATCGCAAGTGGTTCGGTTGGTGCTAAATATGATGTGCTAGATACTGTATTCGGAAACAGAATTAGTAAGCCAGAATTTAAGATAACCGAAATGTTACCTGACACTAAACTTATCGATACGAAGTTTGAGGTTGGGGGTAAGAAAATTACCGAATATGAATCAAACTTCATCTTTGGCATTACAGCACCTTCAACGATTAGAATGGATGGGTATGGATATGACGAAGAAGTTGATAATCTAAAGTCTAAGATCAGACGAAAATCTGTTATCAGTGCAATGGGTAATAACACGGCTGTTATGACAGTCACTGGTACGCTGTTCATGCAACTTGATACCCCAACAGTCGGTGGTAAAATCAAATTGGAAGTTACTGCTATGGAAGGTGAAGAGACAATTCTTGATGATCAAAAGTCTGGTGAGTTTATCATATCATCCATACGACATACCTTCTTTGACGAGAAGCACACAGTAACACTAGGAGTTTCTAAATTATGAGTTTCACGCCCATTCAATCCAATTTCTACGGAGATGTTCATAGGTGGTTCATTGGTGTTGTAATCGATGTGCAAGATCCATTGAGAGTTGCTAGAGTTAGAGTTCGGATATTTGGAATTCATAACGAAGATGTTAATGAAGTTCCAGAAAGCTCACTGCCATGGGCGCAAGTTCTTATTCCAACCACTGAGGGTGGTATGTCTGGAATTGGTAGATCTGTGGGTTTACTTCCGGGTGCTCAGGTATTTGGTATGTTTATGGATGGAGAACAAAGTCAAGTACCAGTCATCATGGGATCGATGCCACGATTTGAAAAAGGAGATCCGATTGATCAGCATGTCAGTAGAAACTCTTCTACTGGTGCCACACCAATGGGTAACACTAACGTATCAAATAATACAATTGATACTAGGAGTGCAGTTGGTGGATCTAATTCGGAAAAATCGTTTAACTTCTTTGTAACTAATGGCTTTACACCAATACAGGCATCTGCTATAATAGGAAATCTTATTCAAGAATCCAACCTAGATCCGGGTGTTACATCTGGATTTACAGGAGAGGACTCTTTTGGTATTGCTCAGTGGAACCCAGCAGTTGGAAGACTACAGTTGTTAGAGGAATTCTCTGAAGAACGTGGATTGCAGATTGGCGAATTGGAAACTCAACTAGCATTTTTATTGTATGAGTTTTCCACAATAAGTCCGGGATACTATGGGTATGCCCAATTTAAAGAAATGACAAATATTACAACTGCAACAGAGTTCTTCTGCGACAAGTACGAAGCACCTAATGCAAAGTATGCACATAAGGCACAGCGTGTAGCACATGCTAAAGCAGTATTGGAGGCTTATAATGGCAATTAATATCAACAATCTTAATAGTCAACTATCTGGCATTTTAAAGAACAGTAATCTTGATGCGATACTTGAGAAAAAGTCGCAGATTGTAGGCGCAACATCTTGTAAACTAGAGACATCACTGACTAAGGTTGGTGAAGCGGTGTCGGGTATCCTTCCCCTTAGTGGTGGAGACAATCTCCTTGACAACGTGAATGCTTCGGATTCAATTGTAGAGATCACAGGCAAGGTTCCTGGATTATCGAAAGAACTCATTGGTGATATATCATCTACAACTAGCAATATCAGTAGTGCGATTGGGGAAACAATTGCCAACGGTGAATTGGATCTTATAATTAGTTCTGGCGCACCCGAAGCTATCTCAAGAGCACTTACGAATGTGACAGGCAAGACCGCAGAAGATATTAGTTCAGTGTTAAAATCCGTTGCTACACTAGATGGGCAAGAGGGTATTAGTAAAATAACAGCATCCATTTCGGGAGGGCTTGGCATTTCAACTGGTATTGCGGATGTTACTAAGGCATTTGAAGGTAGCTTCAAGGATCTTATGGGTAGTGTTGGTGGTGGTCTCCTAAGCAATTTGATTAGAAAAGCGGACAAAAGTTTTGATTTGATAACTCAAGGTCTACTAATCGGTACTGACATCGATATCGATATCATCGCAAGTCTGATTGAGAAGGGTGATAAAGCTAAAGCAATTGCTCTTATCTCTGCACAATCGACTATACCATTCGGAGAAATAGAACAAACGGTCAACAAGCTTGACCTATCACCAAGTGCTAACATAAGTAATGGTGCCAGTCCTGTTGTGGGGCAGAAGACAATCGAATGCTTTGAGATTGGATCGAACAATGATACATGGTCAGGTTCTAATACACCAATAACCTCTAGTCAGTTTTCTTACATTGACTCTCCCGAAGAGTTAGTTGCAGAGTTCAGAAACGCTAATAGGGAAATTACACAGTTTATTGCCCACTGGACAGGCACATACACTAACCAAGATATCGGTGCGGACGAAGTGCATTCTTGGCATTTGGATCGTGGGTGGTCCGGGTGCGGATACCACTACATTATACGCAGGGATGGAAGACTCCAGAGGGGAAGACCATTGGATAAACAGGGTGCGCACTCAGGCGCATATGGTCACAACAGACGTTCAATCGGCGTCTCTATGGCAGGGGGGTACAACTGCCCAAGTGGAACGCCACGACCCAATAAATACATTAGTGCACAAAGCTTGACACCTGCTCAGATGAACACATTTAAAATGTTTGCAAAGTCATTCTATGAGGCATGGCCTGATGGTCAGGCGTTAGGACACAATGACACATCAGATCAAGGTAAAGTGGATCCTGGGTTTGACGTACCAGAATATGTTAAAGCAACCTTTGGTAAAACAAATTTGATAACGGACGCTAAAGCATCGGGTCCACTTACAACAGCACAGATTAATGCGGGAATACCAGTATGACAACGGAAAGAGACGATCTAAAGGATAGAGAAGAACGCTTTGGTACAGGCTTTACGCAAACTCAGGGTATTTCATATGACGCATTTGGAGATCCTAGTAAGCAATTCCCAAGGAAAACATATGAAAATCAATCAAGTGTAAACGAGGCGATACGTTCTGGCAAGACCCATAGATTACGGTTGGGTGCTGATATCGAACTCCCACCAGTAACTTCAACGGTATATCCACATGCTGATGTTAAAGAAACAGTCAGTGGTCACATATTCGAGTTCAATGATACTCCAGGCGGTGAGCGTATTCTTATTAAGCACAACAGTGGTGCTGGTGTTGAATTGCTTCCAGACGGAACAGTAGTTGTTTTAGCAACAAGTAACAAGGTTGAAGTTACTCACGGCGACCAAAAGGTGATAGTAGAGGGTAATGGCACACTCACATATGAGGGCGACTTGAACTTGAATGTCAAGGGCGACTTCAATGTTAACTGCAACAGTTTTGACCTCACTGCTAAGAATGACAAAACAGAGACTATCCAAGGGCATTCCAGAACTAAGGTATTTGGTAACGAGGGTAAGACTGTGTCAGGCAACTCATCTAATACGGTTGTTGGTAGTACAGTAAATACCCACCTTGGAAATGTCACTACAGCTATTAAAGGCAACAACAAGCAAGCGACTGAAGGAAGCCATATCATTGCGGCTTCTGATAAGTTAGAGTTGACTGCCGCTACACGTATAATCCAATCATCACCTAAGATGAATTTGCAAGCAACAGAAATGTATGTTTGGGGTGACGGTGGTACTATCGGTGGTCTTGAGATGAGAATTCACGGCCAAGGTGCGCACTTCAGTGAAGGCGTAACAGCACCTGCATTTTGGGGAGATCTACAGGGTACGGCAGTTCGATCTATTACGGCAGACGTAACAAACTCTCAGAACTATTCGGATCCAGATACTGATCCAGGTTCAGCTGGTAACACAGGTTCGGCGGCAGGATATACGGCAGACGATACAGCACAGCCACCTGTATATACAGCACCATCTGGTATCCTAACATCTGTCCTTGAAAAATCAGAACTAGGTGTTAAGAAAGTTAAGGTTGATATTGATGACTTCCTAAAGACCACACTTCGTACACGTGTGCTTGAAGAAGTTGATGTTAGATCCAAGTTAAGAGATCCCATCAATCTCGCTAATCCAGATTTCACGGCGAAACAAGTTGGCGCTGGTAAGTTGAACCCAAGCTTTGCTTCTACATCACCACCCAATGGATTTGGTAGAATTAGAAACGCTGGTGGCAATTGCCAAAGAGGAACAGTAACTGTGGGTAATGCTCCCACATCACCTCAACAGGATCAAAGTAGTCCTAATTTAGGCAACACGGTTACGGTTGCAAAGGCTGAAGACACAGATGTTGTTACTACTACCACTTCTGGCAACACTACCACCACCACTAATACCACTACTACTGGTGGAGGATCTACTACTATTTCGGCACCCGAAGTGGAGTCAACACCACCACCATTTGCTCCATATGATCCAGCTTCAGCACCACCACCCCCATTTGCGGGCTTTGGAGATGCTGATCTAGACGATGACCTAGATGGTTGGGTTCCTACAAGAAGTTCTTCATCCGCCGCTAAGACTTTCCGTGTAAAACGAAAGAAGAAGGTGTTTAAAAACGCTATTGGTGGGCACGGCCCAATGGACAAAAAGACTCACATTGGTACAGGTACTAAACTGATTAAAAAGATACGCTTTGCTAGGTTCGTTAATGCCAACGATGGTGGTGCATTTAAACACCTGAGCTTGGCTGATAGAAAGGCAATTGGTCATAATTATATTGAACAAGCTACACTAACCGACTTCGTTAATGGCGTGGATGGTCAGTTTGCAAACCACAGACTTAGGGTTGTCGAAGGGTTCTATGCTAAGGAAATATATGGTAGAGAAGGTCCGAATGGATTGGAAGCTGAAGAACTTACTCCTGATGGCATACTGGATCTGAGAAGCAAAGGTAGGGCAGTTGTATATGAACTGCACGACTCCAAAGGTTCTGATCTTGACGCCACATATGAACTCGCATGCGCTCTAGCAGAAATTGGCAAATTCGATAAACTTACCCTAGACTATGACACCTTTGCTCCTGATGGATCTCTGAATGTTCAAATCATTATCGAACTTCCAAATTACGTGGGCGAAACGGCGACATATGATGGAGTTGTTGAAACCAAATACAATAACGCATTACAGGCATCAGATAGTTTAGTAGAAATCACACCACCATCCACAGGTGCTCAGTAAAACTGTTATAAATAAAAGCATAAGTTCAAGGATAATCAATGGCACGTGTACTATCAATAGAAGATAAAGATCCGAATGTGGAAAGTATTCTTACTTCTCGCACAAGATCGTATTCAGATATAGACTTGACTTTTGCTAAAAGACCATCAGGCGATATCTATAAAAAGAATGATTCGGCGGCGGTTAAACAAAGTGTTAAGAACATTGTTGCTACAGGAAGACTAGAAAAGCCTTTTGATCAGGACTTCGGTGCAGACCTTACGTCCCTGTTCTTCGAATTGGCTGATGAGTCTGTTGCTGAAGAAGCAAGAGAACAGATAGAAAGTTCGCTTTATATCTACGAACCACGTGCTGAAGTTCTTGACATTAATGTAAATCTGCAACCAGATAGAAATTCGCTTTCTGTTTCAATTACTTTTAAGGTAGTTAATACAGAAGAAACTGTTACACTCAATACATTCGTTACGAGGTTAAGATAATATGGCTACCACAATTAAATCAACAGAGCTTGACTTCGCTACGATCAAGAACAATCTAAAGACAAACTTCGAAAGACATGCAGAGTTTTCTGACTATAACTTTGAAGGATCTGGCTTGTCCAATATTCTGGACGTATTAGCCACTAATACTCATTACAATGCGCTTATTGCCAACTTTGCATTAAACGAATCATATTTGTCTACTGCACAACTTCGCAGTTCTTTGGTGTCTCTTGCAGAAGGTATTGGATACATCCCTAAGTCGAAGACTGCATCTAGAGGTACGGTAACACTAACGACAAACACTGGCGACTTATCAGGAAGACCTTCAACACTATCTCTACCAATTGGTACTAAGTTTACGACTACTGTTGATGATGTGACATACACATTTCAAACTAGAGAAACTGTTACTGCTACTGACAATGGATTTGGGTACTATGCATATAAGACCCCATCATCATCATCTTTAAATATTGATGTCCTTGAGGGTCATAGTCACACCAAAACTTTCTTTGTAGGACCAGACAGTGTGGATGATGTTTATGTCATTCCAGACAAGAGCATTGATATGGAAACTGCCATAGTAAAGGTATATGAATCATCAACTGATACTGCATTTGCAAACTATATCAATATCTCTAAAGCTTCTACGATCAATGAGAATACCAAACTCTATATTATGAAGGAAGCCCCTAATGGTTTCTACGAGATTACTTTTGGTGATGGCGTAACTCTTGGTAAAGCACCTGTTGCAGGTAATAAGATTGTAATCGAATACTTGCAAGTTAACGGATCTAAAGCTAACGGGGCTACGGCTTGGACTGCTAACAATAGAATATCTGTTCTTGGTACAAACTATGATGTAACACCAGTCACTGTAGTCAACTCTCTTGGTGGTGCAGAAGCAGAAACAATGGCTTCTATTCGTAAGAATGCTCCATTCCAATATGCCACACAGAACCGTATGGTTACGGCAGTCGATTACTCTACCCTTGTGTTGAGTAATTTCGGTACAATCATTAAAGACATTCAAGCCTTTGGTGGTGAAGATGCTCTTAAACCAGAATTTGGTACAGTGTTCTTATCAATCGTGTTTAACGCAGACGTAACAGCAGAAACTATTACAACAACAAAAAACTCTATTGTAGATCTAACTAAGCAACTTGCGGTTGTGGGATTTGATACGAAGTTTGAAGATCCAGTTACCACATTCGTTGAGACAGAGATCTTCTTCCAATTCAACCCTAAGCTTGGCGCATTGTCGTTGACAACCGTACAGGATAACGTACAGGTAGAAATTGATAGGTATTTTGCTGAAAATATCGGAAAGTTCAACCAATCATTCCGTAGATCAAATCTATTGAACGATGTTGATGAGGTTGACACGGCTGTTCTATCATCACGTGCTAACATCAAGTTGCAACGTAGATTTACTCCGACAACAAATACGCTACAGGATCACACACTGAGATACCCTGTTGGAATTGCAGAGGCTGATGATAAAGACATCATTGTCAAATCAACGCCATTTAACTTTAATGGTACGACATGTAATATACAAAATAAACTAGGATCCAATAAACTTCAAATCGTTGCATTAGGCAGTAAGATTGTGCAATCGGATAACATTGGTTCATACAATTCCGCAACAGGGATTGTTAGCATCGTTGGTCTTAACGTCAATTCTGTTATTGGCGGAAATCAATTCATCAAGGTAAGTATTGTTCCTGCCAATCAATCTGCCGTTAGTCCGCTAAGAAATGACATTCTTGAATATGACTCAGGCCCATCATTTGCTACAGGAGTTGTGGTATCTACCACATAATAAACACGCATGTCAAAAGATAAAACATTAAAAGATAATAATAGAAGGGAGCTTTCCCTACAGGATCACAATTCTGTAAAAGAAGTTCTACCCAGTTACTTTATAGAAGAGTATCCTAAACTAGTATCTTTCCTTGAAGCATACTACCAATTTGAAGACAGTGATGTCTCACCTTCTAAGTTAGTAAGTGATCTATTTGTTAGTAGAGATATCACTGCAACAGATCTGACTAACCTATCGTTTATCGAAGACGAGCTATTACTTGGGCAACAATATTTTGAGGGCTTCCAAAACAAACGTGCGGCGGCTAAGTATTCTAACACACTATATAGATCTAAGGGCACACTATACTCTATTGAACAGTTCTTTAGAACTTTCTTTGGTATTTCCCCTGACGTTGTTTACACTAAGGAAAATATCTTTAATGTTGGTGAAAGCACTTCAACTATTGGATCCGAATCGCTCAAGTATCTTATTGATGATAAACTATATCAGAAGTATGCACTGCTTGTCAAGGCTCCTATTCCTATTAGTGAGTGGAAAGAAGCATATAAACTATTTGTGCATCCTGCTGGCATGTATATCGGTGGTGAAGTACAAATCGTTTCTGAGAACATACAAGATCTCCTAGTTATGCCTACAGTGGACTTGGTTGCAAACACAGATCCAGTCGTTGAAGGTATTGCTACAGCAATCTTTGGTGCTCAACTTGAAGCAACAGGAATTGTTCCAACTGATACACGTGTGGATCTACTACGAAAACTACAAGATTATGAAAATATCACACTTGAACAGATTGATAGAAACTATGATACGATTGAAGAGTGGGCTGGGACACAGTCTCCAACGTTTGACGAGGATAGTGCTGGGGTTGACTTCAGAACGCCAAGAATGTCTACAGATTTAGACACATTTGATGAAGTTAATTTCCCTTGGTACGACAGTGACTCCGCATAAGCCTTATAAATAAAGATAACAGATTTAGAATAGAGATCAACCAATGGCAAGACAGAACATAGACAGAGGCACTAATGCTAATGACGGAACTGGCGATACTCTCAGAGTAGCTGGTCTTAAAATCAATCAGAACTTCGCAGAAGTTTATGAGATGCTTGGTGGCGACTCAGGTGAGTTGAGCGCAGGTATCACTATGACTGATCAGGGTATTGTCTTTGAAGGGACTAATGTCGATCAGCATGAGACAACTTTGTCGGCTGGCAATCCATCTGGTGATATTACGCTATCTCTTCCTACAGTCGGTACTGAATTGGTCTCCAATACTGCTACACAGACAATGACTAATAAGACGTTGACTACACCTATTATCACTACACCACAAATCAATGACTTGTCTTCAGACCATAAGTATATGGTTGTATCAAGTGAACTAACGGCTAATCGCAACATTACATTGCCTACACTTGGCACTAATGATACATTCGTATTTGAGGCGGCTACTCAGACATTGGCGGCTAAGACACTAACATCTCCTCTTATCAACACAGGTAAGATTGGCACTAGTATCAATGACACCAACGGTGCTGAGTTAATCAAAGTAACGGCTACTGCATCGGCAGTGAACCAAATCTTGGTCGCAAACTCCGCAACAGGAAACAGCCCCTCAATTTCGGCAGATGGAGATAACGCTAACGTATCTCTTATTCTAGCTTCTAAGGGTACTGGTGCAGTTAATATCAATAATAAAATTGTGCATCGTGAACACTTTTTAACAGGTGATGGCGCAGTAAACCTAACAATTCCTCTAACAATCTTCAATGCGTCTTCTGCACTTGCTATTACGATGGCAGATGGGACGATTACTGGCGAGACTAAATACTTTGTGAATAGGGGAACAGGTAATGCTACGGTAACGGTAACAAGCTTAGTCGGTACAGGTAACCCATCAACAGTAGCATTTGCGGCACATGAAGCTGGTTTCATGATGTGGGATGGTGCAAACTGGCACTTAGCCTCTAAAACAGTTGCTTCTTAAGGACATAGAAAATGACAGCTATTATTACAGACACACTCAAAAAGCAACTATTACTTGATATCATTACTGATATTGATAGTGCGGCAAATGACTATTACATTGGCGTAGGTCGTTCAGAGACATGGGACGGTACAGATACTGCACCCACACCTAAGAACTCTCAACGAGATACTCGTAACTTGGGACTTTCTTTGCAGTCTGTTAAAGCAGTTGCTGATAAGTCTTTGGTTGTTCCACGTACAGATTGGTCATCGGGTGCAACGTACTCAAGTTTTAATGACAATGTCGAAGGACATCCTGTCTCTGCATATAATGTCTTTACTGACGAGAACCACGTATACATTTGTTTACAAGCTGGTCGTAATGCCACTGGCAATGTGGTTAACTCTACGGTTAAGCCCACAGGCACATCCACAAACGCATTTAAAGCGGCAGATGGTTATGTCTGGAAATTCTTATTCTCTATCGGTGCTTTAACAGCATCTAAATTCCTCTCTGCTAACTTCCTTCCTGTTACCTTCATTACTGAAACAGATAGTGATAGCCCAGCATCTATTGTTGAGCAAAAGGGTATTCAAGATGCGGCAGTGGCAGGAGAAATCGTTGGTTATACAGTAACTGCTGGTGGGACAGGTTACACATCAACGCCGACTGCAACAATCGTGGGTAACGGTGGCACATTGGCTAAAGCTGATGTCACGGTATCTGGTGGTGCAGTATCTAAATTGGACGCACGTGATTCATCTGGAACACTTGTGTTTGGTGCGGGCTACACGTATGCAAGCATTACCTTATCAGGTGGTGGTGGCACAGGCGCATCTGTTAGGCCAATCTTTGGTCCTAAATTCGGTGTGGGCGCAGATCCAAGAGACGATCTAAGAACACGAGCAATCATGTTCAA